TTTGTTTGTCTTCCTTTTGAAGATATTTTTATACCATGCCATTAGAATTTAACCTTTATTTGATTTCCTGTTGCTTCTCCTTTCTTTCTTCTTGAAGCTTTGTCTTCATTGAGTACCAGGTGTTTATAATGTGAGTACCAATCATTTAATTCTTGAGGGGACATCCTAGATAATGAACGACCTGCAATACTCATGGACATTTGATCTATGGTTGCTCTGTTTTGCAGAGTCGCTTCTAAAGCATCAAAAACAATTCTGTTGTGTGTGCGGGGGTCTCCACTATCATTATCGAAGTCAGAATTTAAAGTTACTATTCCAGTTGTTAATACTAATCTTTGTGATGTTGAAGTCTTTGTTATGTATTCTTGATAAGAATAATCGCCTTTAGTGTATGAAGCTGTAGTAGCACTAGGTACTGAAATAGTGTAAACGCTTGTATCACTCTCTGTTATGTTGGAAGATCCTATTGCTATCTCTGTTGCAGATGAACTTAATAACCTAAAAGAGTAGGTTAAACTGTAATCAGCAACGGGATAATCACCTAAATCACGCTTCCATAAGAAGTTATCTCCTATGTATAAAACATCTGGAACATTAGTAGGATAGTTAACTGCATCAAATTTATTTGACATTCATTCCTCTTATTATGTTCAAAGGAATGTAAGTGCCGTTTTTGTTATGTCAAATGTTATTAATAATTAATCGTGACAAAAACAATCCATGTCTTCGTCCTCAAAGTCCATAAACAAGTCTTGTTGTGTTTGTGTTATTTCTATGTATTTTAAATAAGAAGGTCTATCCCTTCTAAAAACATTTTTAGCTTTTTTTTCTGTATTTGCCCACCATTCTGCTTTTTTAGGTTCTTCTTTTATAAGACTCTGTATTTTGTTGTGGCTTTTTAAAAAGCATAGATCGCAGTTTCCATGCGGAGTTTCTCCATTAATAATAGGTAGTTTTAAGTCAAAATTTTGTTTAGTCCAAAAATCAGCCACATCATGTTTTGTGTGTTTTGCTTCATACATCGGCATTTGGGACATTCGGTTTTTTGTTTGGTATTTTTTTTGATTACTAACTCTTTTTGGTTCGTCATACCTAAGTCCCAAAACATTTGTAAACTGTTTGTAATTATTTTTTTTAGCAAAATCTCGTAATGCCCTTATTTTAAGATAATCAGTGCAGAACCTTGCTCTAGGGTTGGGCAATATACTCATTCCTCTTTTTTTAAATTCTTTATTGCTTTCGCTAACATTTCTTTCTGTATTCCAATGCTCTATGAGTTTTGTAAAAGGCTCCCCCCCCTACTATAGCGGTTCTATAATTAACTGTTTTGTAAAAAATCATTTCTTCTTTGGGTTTTGTATAATCAACATCCAGTTCCAACCATGCAATAGGAACAGACCAGTGTTCTTCACAGTCATTAACAAAATCTAATGTTTCTTCACACTCCTTTCCTGTATTGGCAAAAGTAACATGGACATCTTTAGGCAAAGAGCCGTTATGTGCTTGTAATATTTTGTACAACATAAAACCCGATGTCCTTCCTCCGCTAAAACTAATTAATGATGGGCCTTCAATTTTGTATGGGTTCATATTTATTTCCAGTCGTTAACAAACGATCTTTTGGGTCTTTTAGGTCTTTTGATAGAGGTATTGGGATTTTCATTCGTTCTTTTTATTGTTTCTTCTTTTGGTTCTTCATTTCTAGCTGCCATTCTTTCTAAATCTGGCTGTAATATGTGTAATCCTGCTAAAGAATAGACATATGTATCTAAAGCTTCATTTCTATCTCTTGTCGCCTTCCACACAACAGTCTTTTGTCCTTTTACGAACTTGATAGCTCTTTTTTCTGCGGTTAGCTGCTTAAAGTATTCTTCATCTACTGTAGAAGGGAAGTGTATGTAACCTGGTGATGGTTCTTCTACTTGTAGCCACTGAAATAGGTTTTCTTTTGCTGTATCTACTCCTATAGTGAATAGTTGTACTCTTTGTCTTCCAGATTGAACGGGCCTTGATGCTATAGGCTTACCTGCAATGCTTGATCCTTTTATAGCAAATATCCTTCTTCCTGCCTTGTTTCTTACAAAGTTATAAATACTTTGTGTTTGATAACCAGAGTCAATACAACAACACGCAATCGGTAATGAGGGTAATGTTTCTCTTTGGTATCTCCTAGTTAAGTAATCATCTAAATCTTTCCAAACTGTAGCTTGACTTGTCTCTCCCCAGAATATCTGATAATCCAATATGTAGGATTGACTATCTAAACCCCAACCGACAATTTGTAACTCTACTCGATCCGACTGAACATCACATCCACCAGTAATCACTAATACATCATCTGGAATACAGCTTTCATCGTAGTTCTCTCTCCTTGCCATTAACCCCTCTGCTTCTATCTCCTCTCCTTGATCCCTCCATACATCTCCAAGGGAGGTATTAATAAATGTTTTGAGCATTTCTGGATGTTTCTTTGCTTGTAAAAAGTTAGTAGCCATTTGTTGCCACGTTGACCAAGAGCTATATAGCTCTGAAATATGGAAGCCTGCGTGTGTTCTAGTCTCTCTCTCGGCTCTCCATTCACCATTTCTAATCATTGCCAACTTGTGTTTTTCTTCTAATAAGCAACCACAATGCTTGCAGACGTAGTGTGCTGTCTCTGGTTTATTTTCTTCCCAATGTAATTGCGACCACTCTAATACCTGGTATTCATTACATTCTGGACATGGCACATAGTAATAGCGTTGATCTGACGAATTCCAGGAAGCTTGTATTCTTGATAGTCCATCTATAGTTGGTGTAGAAGCCAATATAATTTTTCTATTGAAGAAAGTTTGTGTTCTTTTCATGCCCAATGATACTGGGTCTCCTTCTGCTCCCGCAGTGAGAGGGTAGCGATCTACTTCGTCTGCTAGTAAGACTCTGACAGGTCTTGAAGCTAATCCGCTTGCTGAATTGGCACCAACTATAGCAACAAAGCCACCATCGAAAGACTTATTGAGAATAGTATTAGCTGAATCTTTAGATCTTGGTTCTTTTACTTTATCTTTCAGAACAGGTGAATTCTTTAACATAGGAGCAAGGCGATCTTTAGACCAGGTTCTAGCCATTTCGAGTGTTGGTTGCATAACCAGGATAGGGCAGGGGTCTTGAGATATGTAATAACCTAACACATTGTTTAATATCTCAGTTGCGCCTACTTGTGCGCTTTTCATAAAGGTTACTGTTTCTATATTACGATTAGAAAGAACATCCATTATCTCTCTTTGATATTCAGCTCTGGATGTTCTCCACTGTCCAGGTTCGGCACTCGACTCAGAACTTAATACTCTGTATTGATCTGCCCACTCTGAAACACTAAGCTTCTTGGGCGGTCTGAACGCCCTCGCTGTCTGGTTCCACGTCACCTCTAAGGGTGTCTGGTATTTCGGTTGCTGCAAGCTCATTTAACACCTCATATATTTCTTCATTAATTAATCCTTCTGCTTCTGAATAAGTCTCAAGACCGACTACTTGGTGAGCAATCTTGGAGGGCAGGTTCAATAGCTTTGCTCTTACATTACTTACTATAGCTACCCATCCATCCCTTACTTCTTCCGCTTTTATCATGCCTCTAGTAATAACTTCCACTTCCATTTCAGCTTTATCCGCTTGCGCTTTAGTTAATCGTGCTTTTTCATCAGTTATAGACGTATCAGAACCTTTTGGAGTCAATCTGGCTTTTGTTCTTAGGAAATTGATATAGGCAAGTCTTGAGTCTCTCAAGTTCATCTTTTGTTTACCTCTACCACCAGGCAAGATACCTTGACTCTTTAATTTAGAGACATACTCTGGTGTTATGTCCAAATGCTCTGCAACTTGCTTTCCAGACACCAATTCTTCACTCATTGAACTTAAACTGTTGGTTTTAGTTTGAAATGAACCCAAACTGGTTCCAGTTTGCTGAACTGGTTTGGTTTATTGTAATTAATCTACTTAATTTTCGGTATTGTCTAGGAAAATACCGAAATTGCGAAACCTGTGGCGGGGTTTCCTCTAGGAAGGACCCAGAAGCCTTATAGTACAAGGGTTTCAAAGGATTCATTTTTTTTGCATCTCCTTTCTTAACGATTTAGTCAACTCTTTGGGGTAAACATTATTCACTACGCTGTACCCAATCTTGTAGAAGGGGTAACGATCTTTGGCATAAGTTATTGAATCTTTAAATGCAATAATCAACTTAGGAACTTTTGTTTTAGTCCAGACTCCTCCGCCTGTTTTTGTTTTTCTTATCTCTTGTTTGTTCTTTACTACACCACTTTTCTTTCCTGGAATATTACCGAACTTATTGACCCTTGCATTGTTAGTTGGAACAGGGATCTTCTTACCTTTGTTTGTATTAGTACCACCTTCTATCATCCATCTTAAATATTCCGCCTGTATATCTTTGATGTATATTCTTGTTGTAAGTCCTAACTTATTTCTTTTAGGCCATTGAATACCAAATGCTTTTTGTGTGAAACGAGTAGGTCTGTCTAGTTTCTTTTCAGTTTGTACTTCTAAAGCAGTTTGTACTTTCTTAGCTGTATTCTTTAATGCCCAATATGTAGCCTCTGGTATGTGCTTCTTTTCTTTGCGTGTTAACTCTTTTAATATTTCTTTTGTATTTGTTGTTATTTTCATTATCTATACCAATTAGATTTACCTTTAAACTTTAATCCATAACTATCTGCCCATCGCTTGATGGTTGATTTGCTTTTACCAAACAATAGAGCAACATCAGAAAGGCTTGCTCCTTGTTCTATCTTTGTTTTTAAAACTTCTTCTCTATCTTTATAGTTACTATTACTCATGTTTAATATTTGTATTCATTATACAAATTTTTTTACTATTGATTCTCATAATGTTCAATTAATCTTCTGATATACCAAATACATTTTTCCAGGTCTCTTATGTTTTCACCCTTATACTGGTGTCTATGTAGATATTTAATTGCTGAACCTTCTAAATAAGCAGGGAAATGTTCACCTAATTGCTGCTGTATGTAATCAATAGCTTCTATATTTCCTTTTCTATAGTGAGGGGGTTTATTAACTAAATCACTCTTTTCTTTTAAATTAACTCCAAATACACTGCCGTCTTTCATTCTTTTCTCCTATATGTCAAATGACGTTATTAATGGTAAATTTTTCATGTCTTCGTCTGTTAGTGGTTCAATTACTTTGGAACCTGGTATTTGTTCTTTTAACTTATGGACAAATATCCAGTTATCATCTGGTACCAATCTTAATAATTCCACTAAGCTACAAACAACAGGTTGAGGATCTTCTTTTTTAGACATTGCTAAAGCTTTGGGGTAATACGCATCGTCTTTAACTAAAAGAAATTCTGTATTGGTTCTTTCATCATAATAAGACCATACATCGCCTGTTAATTCTTTATGTCCTCTCTTTATGGCATTTGCTTCACATTGATCTAAGCCTCTTAACATCCCTTTTGCCATTTCTACTGTTTGA